TCATTAAAAAGGGACAAACAGAATTAAAGGACGAACTACTACTCTATCCTAGGGGTAAGCATGATGATTTGCTGGATGGACTGTATTACGCAACTAAAAAGACGTATGCTCCGTTGCATACACAAGAGAACCAGAAGAAAGAACAACCATTACAGGCTAGACTTAAGAATCTAGGTGGTGGTTGGCTTACTTCATAGTGGAACTTTTAATATTTAAAAGCGTTTAATCAATGAGGTTCAATGGCAGAAATACACCCCGAAGTCAAAAAGTCGACAGATTTATTATCTGAGTACGCTGGAGCTCGCTCCAAGTGGGCTAATCAGGCACAAGAAGATAATGAGTTCCGCAATGGCAAGCAATGGAAGAAGAAGCATGTCCAGATCCTTCGCAATCGTAATCAAGAACCTATAGTAGTAAATGTAATTCACTCCGCAGTAGAGCAGGCTAAAGCTATGCTCACCACAAATAAACCTCGTTTTCAAACCACAGCCAGAGAAGGTAGTGATACTAAGACTGGTGCTATCATGTCTGACTTGATGAGTTGGGTATGGGACCAATCTACAGGTAACATGCAACTTAAAGAAGCTATTGATGACTATTATGTCAAAGGTATGGGTGTCTTGCAGGTGTATGTAGATCCAAATGCAGACTATGGTAAGGGTGAAGTTATGATAAAAGCCATTGATCCATTAGATGTGTACTTTGATCCCAACTGTACCAATAGATTCGCAAAAGATTCCAAGTCAGTTATAGTAGCTAAAAAGATAATGAGATCCCAAATGATAGACTCATATCATGATTATGCAGATATTATCTTAAGAGCTAATGCAACAAACTATATATCAGCCCCTACTACAACTAGATTTGGACTTTTAGATGAACAAGTTACTTCTTCTGAGGCTAGACAACAGCCTAGAGATCCTAAGGTAGATGAAGAGTTAGAAATTATAGAAAGATATACAAAGATAAAACAGCCTTATTGGAAAACATATGATCCATATTCCAATGATGAGAGGGTTCTCAGTAATGATGAACTTATGAAATATAGAGATGAAGCTGCTTATATAGTAAAAAGAGAGGATTCTCAGTTCTCTGAAATCGTTACAGGCAGAGATCAAGTGGCTGCTATTACAAAAACAGCTGAAGAGCATGGTTATGTATACCATCAAACAAAATTAGAAGATGACTCTATTAAGATTGCAGGTGGATTTGGTGGAGCTGATAAGAGTAGAGTTAGAGATAGTCGTGTAGAACTTACCCCTAGGACTATCGGATCTCTGATAGATGATGAATATATTAAAGTAATCTCTATTTACGTAACCAATATAGAATGTGTTCTATCGGTTGGTGATGAATTTATGTATAAGATAGTTAAACCTATCGAACAATTTCCAATAATACCACTGATGAATGGGTTTAATAGAAATCCATATCCAGTGTCTGATGTTAGATTAGTTAGGGGTCTACAAGAATATATCAATAAGATAAGAAGTTTGATCGTCGCCCACGCTTCAAGTTCTACGAACGTGAAGCTCCTCATCCCTAGAGGCTCAATGAACAAAGCTCAGCTGGAAGAGGAATGGGGGAAAGCAGGTACTGCGGTTATTGAGTTTGACCCTGAGTTAGGACAACCTATTGTAGCTGGTCCTGTTCCCCTTCCTAATGAGTTGTACAAAAATGAGGAGACTGCAAGACAAGACATTGAACGTATATTGGGCATTTATGCTCTAATGCAGGGAGATCAAGGTTCTGCTCCTACTACATATAAGGGTACAGTAGCATTAGATGAATTTGGACAAAGAAGAATTAGATCGAAACAGGATGACGTTGAGGCTATGCTCAATGAAGCTGGAAAGGTAGTATTACAGTGGGTTCAGAAAGTATATTCATCTGAGAAAGTTATTAGACTCCTCCAGCCTAATAATTCTCCAGAAGAAACAACTTTAAATAAAGATATATACGATAAGGTTACTGGTGAGTTTTTATATAGAATAAATGATATTACAGTTGGTAAATATGACCTTATAGTAGTTTCTGGATCCACACTACCTTCAAATAGATGGGCAAGATTTGAGTATTATATGGAACTTCTAAAAGCTGGTGTTATAGATGGGCAGGAAGTCTTAAAGCAAACTGATGTTGCTGATATTGAAGGTGTAATGGCAAGACAGGATCAGGTGCAACAGCTCCAAGGGCAATTACAGGGAGTACAAGGACAACTGCAGAAAGTACAGGGAGACTTACAAACTGCCGAACGTGCATCTGTTAATGATCGTAAGCGTGTAGAAGTAATGCAATTTGAAATGAAACTAGCTAAAGCAGAGGCTAAAGCCGAAATGGCTGCAAGTCTTTATCAATCAAGGGCACTTGATCAACTTAGTGAACTGAAGCAATCAGTTCGCAAGATATCAAAGGGCTCTGAAAGTAACAAGCTAGATTCGATTGTAGGATTGGAAGAGTAACAGTTGTTGCTGATAATGACAAACAACAAGGAGAAAGACAATGAACATGAATCAAACAGCAAGTAGAGACATCCAAACAATAGATCCTAATGTAGCTCCAAGTGAGAATGCAGCAGTTCCTTCGGAAACTCCTGTAATACCTACAACAGGGATTGGACAAACCCACGATGTAGCCGATGTCGCAGGATTGCCGAGCGGAACTTTAAGTTCTGTAGACGAATCCATACCAAAACCAAGTGGGTTTAGCACTTCGGATGATATAATAACGTCCGAAACACAACAGCCTCAGCAGGAAGCTGGGACTAAAGATGACCCTCGTCGCCATGAGTACTGGCAGTCGAAGCACGATAAGGTAATGTCTGAACTTAGTAATGCTAGAGGACAACTAGATCACTATCAGAATACTCTTGAACCTATTAGACAAGGTTTACAGCAGAATCCTGATATACTAGATGCACTAGAACAACGAGTTACAGGCTCCAATGGACAAGCAACTGGTTCACCCCAAATGGCACAACAGCCACAAGGAAATCAGCAACCCTCATTGCAGCCACCTGTCAAACCGCAGACACCAATGACTTATAACGAGGTCGAAGCTTTCAATGATCCTGATAGTGAGTCCTTCAAATTCAGGCAAGCTAAAGAGCAATATAATGATACAATGATAGATTATTATGGTGAAGTTGATAATCAGAGACAACAACAAGCAGCACAGTATCTGCAAAATCAGCAAAACCAGATGTATCTTGATAATATCAAAACTACTGCTACTAATAGTTTAGGATATGACTTGGATAAGGCTAATCGCTTTATGTCTTATGTTCAGAACCCTACGAATATTACCACCGAAAGGATGGCAGCTTTGTTTGAAATGGAAGAAGCTTACAATAATGGTCAGACGAAAGATACTGTAGAAAGACAACGCAAGATAGAAGAGTATCAACGTCAGAAAGATATGCAGGTAATGCATACTCCAGTAGCTCTTGAGACTGGTGAAGCAGTACCTCAGATGTCTGAACAAGATACTTTTAATTCTTGGTTGCTAAATCATAAAAAAACGTAAAAGGAGGCTATTAATATGGCTGTAACAAAAAAGGATCTCTACGCAGGAGGTTCAGGTGGTGTACTTTTTACTGATAGACGAGATTTCTACATCGACCCACAAGTTGTTAAAGAACTTTGGACAGATGTAACACCGTTTACTACGGTAATCTCTAATCGTGAAACACGCCAGACTAATGACCCATTGTTTAAGATGTTTGAACATCGTAATCCTTGGGTAAAACAATACTGTTATAACAATGCATCAACTAATGCTTTAGATGTTGATGGATCTACTACAACAGCAATCACAATCGACAATATAAACAACCTCTCTAGTGCTCCTAGTGATGGTAGTTTTGTTGGTTTGGTTTTTGATGTATGGACAGCTGACTATAGTGACTATAGAGCTCAGGTAATTTGCCAAAGCTCTACAGATACTATAATGACAGTACAAACGCTGAAAACAGCATCGGGTAGTAACTATACCATGGTTAATAACGACATATTACTTGTTGTTGGTAACGCACATGGTGAAGGTAGTTCTGCTCCAGAACCTTGGTACGATGAACTCAAGGTAGTCTATAATTCTACTCAGATATTTAAGACTCCCCTACAGGTAACTGGTACACTCTTACAAGCTTCCCTTCGTGGTGAATCTTCAGAGTTAGCTAGACTTCGTTCACAGAAATCACAAGAACATAAAATGCAGAAAGAAAAAGCATTTTTGTTTGGTAAACGATTCGGTGGTACTGGACTAGGTGAATCATTCAAGGGAACTCCTGATGATACATTTGCTGATACTGGAAATACAGATACAGCTGGTAATCTAATCCGTACAACATATGGTATTTTAAGTGCTGTTAATGACTACGGACAGAGTACTACTACAGCGGATGAACAGAATATATTCACAATATCTTCTTCATATGACTACGGTAGTTTTGTAGATGATATGGAAAAGGTGTTCCAGTATGTTCCTGAGTCTGGTGTTAAACGTGCATTTTGTGGTGCTGGTGCTTTAGGCTATTGGTCTAAAATTGCTGGTACTTCTAACATTGCAGGTAACTCTGGTTGGACCGTTAATGTTGGTGACATGAAACGTGATTCACTTGGGTTTAATTATCGTATACTTGAAACTCCTCATGGAATACTGCAGTTGATACCAACTCCAGCTCTACGTGGACCTTATAACAAGTACATGCTGATTATCTCTGAAGAGAATTGTTTCCATGGACAGTATCGGAATCCAATGTATCAGACTAACATCAAAACAGATAATGCCTTTGACGGTGTGAAGGATCAATACTTCTCAGACGAAGGTGTTGGTATTTCATTAATCGACTCACATCATCTGTTTAAAATCACAGCATAAGGGGGGCTAAAAAATGGCTAGACCTTATCTAGGTGGTACAACTGCTTCTGTTGAAAGTAAAACAGCAGCCTATAGTATTGGTTCTGCAGATCATGGAAAAGCATTAATCTTATCTGGATCTGCAATAACAGTGACACTTCCCACTATATCAGATAAATTCAAAGGATTTTCCTGTAAAGTTATATCAGGTGATGATAGTGAACATGTGATAAGTGGTGGTGCAAGTAAAATATACTATCATGGTAGTTATGGCACAGACCACGCTACAAATACTGGTAGAGACATACACGAAACAGTATCGTCGCTTACATTAAATGCTGGTGCAATTAATGATACGATTACTATTTTTTGTGATGGATCTAACTGGCTTTGTAATGGTTCAACAAAAGCAACAGTAGATGCTTAATAAATGACGATAAAGGGTGGGAGAGCAATCTCCCACTCCAAAGTTAGGAGAATATGGCACAAGTAACGAATTTTAAAGATAGGATAGCAGATTACGCTGGCTCTCTAGCAGAGACAGATGATGAAGCTCTTATACAGTATACTATAGACTGCTGTCAAGAAGTATCTAAAACGCTAGCATCTAAAAATGCGAACGATCTATTTAAGTTTACTCTTAGGTCTGGATTTATAACAAGTACAGATCCAACTAGCGTAATGGAGATAAAGAATATTATTGGAGTAGTTAGGGATGGTATTCAAGCTACAGAAGGTAATGCTCTTACTTCTATTAGTTATAGAGATGAAGAGAGTATTTATTTTGCATCTAAAAGAGATCCTAAGTTCTGGATTGAAAATGGTGCACTTAATATAGCCCCAGATCCATCTGGATCAGAGCAAGCTTATTATTTATATATACCAGAATTTAGTGTAGAAAACTTTAGTAGTGGCATTACTAAGATAGTAGATGCAGATGGGGGATCTGAAGTATTTCCACAAAAATATTATGAAGCACTTATACTCTGCATATCACTTAAAGTATTGAATAGAAGATTAAATGATTATTTAGAAACTGATGAAGATATAGAACTTGTCAATGGTATTCAAACCCAAATGGGCAGGCTAGATGCAGAGTATCAAAAACTATTAGGATTAGAATAAGGAATTAAATATGGCATCATTAACCAGTCAAACAGTAGCAGCTAGTTATACCAAGATACTTATTACTGATAGTAACTCTGGCTTATCTGGAACTGCTTCAAATATAGAAGATGGAGATGGAACAGCTTCTCCACTATACCTTTCTACTGCTAGACTTGGTATAGGTCAATCATCACCAGCTACAACTCTTGATATATCTGGTGATTTAAATGTTACTACTACATCTGCCTTAGCAGGTACTGTGTCTATAGGTGGTGGTTATGGATCTACTGGTATCACACTTAGTGATGCTGGTGTTATACAAGCTAATGGAGCTATGACCATAGATGGTGCATCTACCCTGACTGGTGCAGTTACTGCATCTAGTACAGCAGCAATAGCAGGCAATACCACCATAGGTGGTGGCTATGGTGCTACAGGAGTTACACTTAGTAGTGCTGGAGTAGTTCAAATGAATGGAGCCCTAACAGTTGATGGGGCTTCTACTTTAGCAGCTGTTAGTTGTGCAGCTATTACTACTAGTGGCACTTTGGATTATAATAATGGTACTATAGATTTATCTACACAGACAGTAGACGTTACATTAAATGCTGCTGTAGATGCATTAAACTTTGATTCAAATACACTATCTATTGATGCTTCAAATAATAGAATTGGTATTGGAACTGCTGCACCAGAAGACCTCTTACATCTTAATGGAGCAAGTTCTGTAATTTTAAAATCAGATGCTGTAAATAATAATTTTATTAAGCAAGAAACAACTTCTACTTCAGCTTCTCATGCTGTCGGTACTTATCTGGGGATATCCAATACAATACATGCAGGTTCCTTTATGAATCCAAGCACTAAAGCTCTACATTTCTTTTGTCAATCGAATGCCTTTCAAGATGGAAATGCAGTACCAGATGCTTCATCACTAAGACTTACTATAACCGCTGGTGGCAATGTCGGGATTGGAATTGTTGCACCAACAAAATCTCTTCATATATCAGGTACTGGTGAAAGAGGAATACT